TCGATCATGCCATTAAGTCAGGAAAATCCTGGCTTCATATGTTTGTTGACTTGGATGATATAGATAATAGGCTTAAAGCTGAACGCGTACCTGGAAGAAGTGTCCATTCAGATCCAGATGCTATTGAGCCTGATAAATCCGACTCCCGCTTCCTATTCCGGGATAAATGGCTTGACGCAGACCAGATAGAATCCGCCTTCCCTTCCATAAAGTTCTCCCGAAATACTGCTGGATTCATCGTCAATACATCCTTCACTCAAGTCGGCGGTAGGTCTCAATACCAGCCAATATTCTTCAACCAGACAAATGAGAAGTATCGTCTTGTTGAAGCTTGGTGGGTTAAGTATGAGACAAAGTACATGATTGTCAATCCCATAACTGGGAAACAGGAGGACTTATTTGAAGAAGAATATAAGGAATTCTCCTCCGCTGTTAAGAAGGGAGTACAACTTCCGGACGGCCAATTACTCCAGAAAAAAGAGATACCTTTCCAACCTAAGCTTGTCAAATCCCTGTACACCGCGATTCTAACTGGGACAGAAATAGTAATGGCGCAGAGAAGTACTTATCAACATGGGAGGATCCCTTACATCTACCTGGAAGCCTATCATGATGAGGAAAATAATGCTGCACAGTCAGTTATATTCTCCATGAAAGATCCACAGAGGGGACTTAATACCACCCGCCGGCAACTTATATTCCTCCTCCAGCAAATTAATAAAGGCATCCTACTTCATGAAGTGGGTGCGGTACTTAACATAGAGGACTATGAGCAGAATTCTGCGAAACCCGGCTTCCATATGGAACTGCAAGCGGGCGGCTTGGAGAAAGTAAAATTCCTTACGCAACCCAATATCTCCCCCATATACGCCGAACTTGACCGACTCTTCCAACAGAGTATGAAGGACTCCTCCGGGATACAGGATGCCCTTCTCGGTATCCAGACTTCCACAAGAGAACCTGGAGTAACCGCGCGTATGCGGAATGATTCCTCCGTTGCAGTATTATATACCCTATTCTCTAACTTGAAGGAATTCAAGTATAACTGCATGAAGGTACTCCTATCCAACATTCAGCAATTCATAACCGAGCCCATGATGATTCGTATCCAGGGACAGAAAGGCTGGGAATTAATGCAAATAAATTCCCAACTTAACAAATCCCTGGAGGGGTGGAATGATGTAACAGCCGCGCAATTCGACCTTATAATAGACGAGGATATAGTAACAAAATCCACCCGACTCGCGATATCTGAAATCCTTACAACATTCAATCAGAATAATCCAGGCAGTATACCCGCCGACCTCATGCTGGAATATGCTAACCTACCATATACTGCTCAGGTGCGGGTGAAACAAGAAGCTGCCGCCAGACAACAAGCTGCTCAACTCCAACAAGATATTGAAGTAGGGCAGAAAAATGCAGAAATAAAACTCGAAGAGCGCAAAGTTGTTGTACTGGAGAAACAAGTAGATAATGATATAAAGATGGGGAATAAACCTCAGTCCAAAACTAAAGCCAAATAGGAGGAGTCCAATGGCCGGAATTGAAGCATTTTTCGAAGAACAAGATCCTGAAGTTACAGATGTTGAAACAAAAGAACCTGCGTCCACTCCAGTGGAGGAAAAGGTAGAGGAAAAATCCGCGGCGGTCGTACCGCCTGCCGACACGCCCTCTATTCCCCCAACAGAAGAGCCAAAGGAAGAAGAGGAGAAAGGTGAGGTAGATGATACCGTCCCGCCTATTCCTCCCACTCCTTCTACTGATGGAAATCAGGTTCAAGAAACCCTTACCCTAATGAGGCAACTGCTTCAAGAACAGGCGCAGAGAATAGCCGAGCTTGAAGGGCGATCCGCTGGTTTGACCAAAACTCTAACCGAGTCCGGGCACATCGACGAAAGCGACATTACTCTGCCCGCCGTTGAAGGAGCAGTATCCCAGGAAAGGGTAGCTGCTCTGGACGTTCTACGCGAGACGATGACAATGAACCCCTCCTATGCAGACTTAAATGACGTATGCAGTGAGGAACATTACAATCAGACCGTTGAGGCACTTGCGAAAATTTCCGTAGGGGAAGAAGGTGGCACACTTACTGAGCAGATTCAAAACGTGTCGAGATACATATGGGCCTTACCTAATCCATATAAATTCGTATACGACATTGTGAAGCAGAATCATCCGAAGTATGCTAAGCCTCCAGAAGCAAAGAGTCCTGGGGTAAGGACCCCTCCGACTCCTCCAGTAACAATCGCCACTATCCCAGGGGGATCGCCTCCACCAGCGTCTGGTTGGACAGCGGCGAAAATTGATGCCCTTCCGGAGGACGAACTGCACAGCGTCCCGGAAGCTGTCTATGAAAAATATATGCGGAATGAACTTCCGTAAGGAGTAGTAAATGGGCGCCAAAACTGTATTTCTAACGAATGATCCCTTGACAAGGAAGAAATGGGCGAAAGACCTATTCCCTGTCGTTCTAAAGGCCATTGAGTTTAATGAACTCATTGGTACTGGTTCAAACTCCATTGTCCAGATGAAGACTGAACTCGACAAGGGTGAAGGTGATCAGATAACCTTCGGTATCCGCCTCCCGTTAAAAGGCGAGGGTATTGTCGGGGATGACACTGTAGAAGGGAACGAGGAGAAAATGCGTTTCCGTAACTTCAAGATGACCATTGAAGAACTCAACCACGCGGTCGATACTGGCGGTAAGATGGACCAGCAGCGTGTTCCCTATGACCTGATGAAGGAAGGTAAGGATGGACTGCAAGAATGGTGGGGAAGTAAACTCTCCGACCTTTTATTCGCGCATCTTTGCTCCGATACATCCTTCCGCGTTGCAGGGAAAACCTTCGCTCAGAATCCCATCGAGGCTGATGCGAATCATACAATTGTAGCTAATGGTGGGACTGTCGGCTCCCTTAACGCTTCCAACGAGATGAGCTTAGGCTTCCTTGACCGTATGAAGCAGCAAGCCCAGGTCCCCATCAATGATGAAACTGGCTACCGTATCCGCCCGCTTATGATCAACGGTAAGCCAATGTACCGCGTCATTTTGCATAACTTCGTATTCGACAGAATGCGCGCAGATGTTAATGCTGGCCAGTGGGGCGATCTTCTTCGCTCCGCACAAAAACTCGCCGTTCCCAATGTGGAATTCGAGTATAATGGTATGCTTGTATCCAAATCCGAGCGTATCCGGTCCACTACTCCGAACGAGTATCGGAATGTTCTTCTCGGAGCTCAAGCCGCTACCATAGCCTGGGGTGGCGCGGGTGAGAGTAAATCCACCACAATGTCCTTCGTACCATACACCCGAGACGCCGAGCGTTATATCATGGTTCGTGGAGGTGGTATCCTCGGCATCAAAGCCGTCCGTTTCGTAACTGCTGACAATGCAGAAAGCACTGGCGAAGACTATGGGAAGATAGTTGCCCATTCTTATGCCACTCGCTTGACGGATTAAGGGAGGTAGCTAATGGCTGACTACACAATCCATAAGCAGTCTGACCTTCGCTGGGTTAGGGCTAGTCAGGTTATCGTTAGCCCTGCCGACGGTACTCACGTTGTCTGCCCTATTCCGAAGAATACTCTCGTTACAAACATTATCATAAGCCGGATAGTCGGTGCTACAGTTGGTGGTGCCCTCTTATTCGTAGGTTTCCAGGGTAATGGTGAAGTTGCAGATCCCAGTTTCTTCATGAGTTCTACACTTGCAAGTCCAACGAATGTTGGAGTTGTATCCATGAATCAAGGTTCTGCACCCGGTGCGGGTGGTAAGTACTTCACTACCGCCGGTGCCATTACCGTAACAACTGATGACTTTGGTGGAACCACTTCCGGTACCTTCCAGGTCTTCGTAGAATACACGCAGATTAAGAATTAATTAAGCTGCATAAAGTTTCAAATAAAGGAGCATTACAATGGCTTTTAAAGACAGACGTAGAACAGATGTTCGGGATAACCTTCAGGGTCGTACTGTTATCCTAACCTCTGCTGAAATCAATGTGGCAGATGTAGGTGCCGGAACTACAGTCTTATTCTCCTTCCCCAAGGCGAATGAGACTTATGTTTTCGATATGGCAGCTGTTGATGTAATAACTGACCTTAATGCCGGTACAATCAACATCGGGCATGGAACCATTCCACTCGATACATCCCCAGAATCCGCCACCCTCACTACAACCACAGCTGATTCACTTTGGGCTACTGCCACCGGCGACGAAACTTCTGGACTCATATTCTCCCCACTCGGAGATGTCAGTCCTCTCGTACTCGTAGGTGCCGCTGCCACAGTCCCCGTTATCATGGCAACAATTGCAACTGCTGTATCTGGCAAATTCCGCGTTCATCTCCGGTGTTTCGCGATCCCCAGTTATTAACGTGAATTAATCACGAACACAACTCAACCGCATCGTTAGAGAGGATAGGATGACTTTTCAAGAACTGCAGACTGAGATTGAACTACTTGTAGATACCAATACAGCTGCAATAAATGCTTTGATTCCTGACCTCATTAACGATGCGGTTCTTAATGCTGTTAATGAGCCGGGGATACTTGTCCCGGACTTAAAAGTTATACGGAATGTGAATACTGAGGAAAACCAATCCTATGCGACAATGGAAGGAGTATATAATGGGAAACTCATATTTGCATCTGTTGGTGGAGTAAAGATTGATCCGCATAAGACCTTGGAGGATCTTCTTACTATTTACCCTACAATGCAGGAAGTTGGCTCCATTGAGGCGATTGCGTTGGAAGGATCGACTATCTGGTATGCCAAGATCCCGGAGGAAGTGCAGACTTTAACCTTGCTTTTGTACTCCAATCCTGATCCCTTAACTCTCCCGAATGAAGTACCTTTGAATATCCCAGTACACTTGCATCGCCTCATAATTATTCCATTTGCTGCAAGGATAATGTTTGATATGATCGAGCAGGATGAGGAGACTAAGAAGACTCAAACTCGGACGCAGGAGTTAAACTACCTTAAAGGTATTGTAAAATTTAGAGAATACCTTGCCGCCCGCCGTCGAGGTATGTCTCGCAGTATATGGAACGTGTAATGGAGACTATTAAATCTGGGCCTTGGCCTAAGGGTATGAATAACAGGCAAGAATCTCATGCACTACCGGAGGGGACTTTGAGGAACTTGGTGAATGGAGATTTTGATAATGTGGGAGATGTATCCAGAAGGAAGGGGTGTGTTAAGATATATTCTTCCTTTAACTCCCGCGCCGGATACAGTTGCCCATTAGGTCAGTATTTCGTTGAGGGAAATTACCTGAGAGTATTAAATTCAGACAACTCCGCTACGACAATTTATACTGGAATACGTGGAGAATTCATTGCTTTCTTTTACTTCCAGGGTGTATTATACTTCTCAGATGGACTTGTTAATCTGAAAATTACAGCTACCTTAATATCCAAATGGGGGATGACTCCACCTCCGGCTCCGATTCTTGCCGGTACTTCCGGGACATATAGTGCTGGTACTTACCTTGCAGCATATTGCTGGGTAGATTATTACGGAGTAGAGTCCGGTGCTTCTCCTATAAGTAGCATAACTCTTCTAGACAATTCTGGAATAAGATTCGGAGCATTACCTTTAAAACAGGACTTACAAACGATGTCACTTCGAATATATCTCAGTGCACCAAATGGTAAGGACTTATACCACCTCGCGGA